AATGTTTAAAACAGTTTCCATCGGTAGGTTAACATGCTCTTTAAGTTCCATTGATTCACTTAATAAACCTACTAATGATTTTCTACTTTCAACATTTTCCATGATTTTATCAGGAGTATTGTAAACTAAATTATCTATATTTTGATATTTGTTTTCAGTAACAATATCTTTAACCCAATATTCCGCTTTTTGAGTTTTAAGTTTTGAAACTATTTTATCAATTTGTCTTAATGATTCGTTGATAAATAAATCTGCTGTTGGTTTATCTAAACCTTTTTTATTAGACAATTCGGTATATAGGTGAAACATTGAACTAATATTTTTATCTTCAAGAACCAATTTCTTAAAGTTTTTTAATTCAATATTTGCAGTTTCATTTACATAAGAGTTAACCAATAACTCTTCTATTTTACTCATTAATTGTCCGAATTTCATAGTCTAATTTTAATAATAAATATATCAATCTATTAGTTTGCCTAAAGCTTCTTCAATAACACCTAAAGAACGTCTACCTTTTTCCAAATCTAATTCTTCAACACCGAAGTTATCAATCTCTAAAAGAATGTTCATATTTTCAGATTTCTTAGATTCAGGAGTTATTGCCGCTGGTTCAGGTGATGCAGGTGCTTCAAGAGATGGTTCAGTTCCACCACCTAAATCAATACCCATATCTCCACCTTCAGATGGTGGTGTGGTACTTGTAGTACCTGTTACCGAACCATAAAGTCTATCTACATTATCAAATAATCCTGTCTTAGTAATAACGTTAGGTGTTGCAGCAATCTCAGCAGAAACCGCTTTTTCAATTCTTTGTTGTTGCAAATCCAACTTAATTTCTTCATCAGAGAACCCAAGAATATGTTTTTTAGCCCAACTCTGAGATGTTGGTGCAATACCTTCAATAGGAGATACTGCGTCTTTGTATAACAACATTTTTTCTTTCCAAACATCAATTGTTAATAAATCAGCTTGTTTAGATGGGTTAGTTAAACTTAATTGGAACGACCCCAACTCATCTTCAAAACCTAATAAGAATAAGTGAATAATCGCAATCTTATTCAATTCAGCAATCATAGATTTTTGAATTCTATTGATTGTACGAGCAAAACGAATATCTTGTAATGATAAATTTTTACCATCACCAACAACTTCTTCAAAACCTAAAAATGCTTTAGGTATTCTCAATGCTGTTAATAATTTCTTTTGAATATATTCAATATCGGCAATTTCAGAAAGGTTTTTAGCACCTTCTAATGTTTCAATTGGATTTGGTGCTGATGGGTCACGTACAGGTACAAAGAAATCTTGGTCAACAGCCATTTGGTTGAATCTCATGTCAACATTACCTGTGTTTTTGTCAACAACTTGGTCTTTTTTAAATTGTTGTGCGAATCTTTGTACATATGGTTGAACGTCTTGGTCATCCATGTTACCAACGTAAACTTTAAAGACCCTTCTTTCAGGAGCTCTTGATGTTCTATAAACTAACATCGCGTCTTCAGCTAAAACTAATTGTTTCCAAATACGTCTTGCTTTTTCCAACATTGATGTACCGTATGGTAATTTTCTATCATCACCTAACAATCTAAAGTGAGCAATTTCCCAACTATTAAATTCTAATTGTTTGTTTTTCCAAGTAAAAGTTAAACTCTTAACATCTGAATTTGATGCGATTGCCGCACCAAATCCTGAAGTGGCTCTACCTTTCATACCAACCTCAATACGTTCTACTTCAATGTTTGGTAACTGTAAACAACCAACAACACCTTTTTCAGGGTCTAATTTTAAAAACACAAAGTTGTCACCATATTTTGCAGTATTTCTTGTCCACATTGGTAAATTTGTGTTAATGTCTAACGCATTGTTAAATAAGTCACCTAAAACCGCTTTGATTCTTGGAGAATCTGAATAAATTTGTAACATATATCCATTCTCATCTACTGTAGTAGATTCTTCAGCATACGTATCTAAAGCTGCGGATATCTCAGGAGTATATTCCATTGACTCATAATCATAATATGATGCCAATCTTGTTGGTTCATAATAAACCGCCTGACTATATAAATTATTTTCAATTTTAGCCCATTGACTTGCAATATAATAAGATTGTTGGGCTTGTAATTTTTGTTTTTCGTACTCAGCTTTATCAGGAGTCCTTAATAATTCTTTCTTATCAAATTTAAAAGAAGGTATATCCTGACCCATTAGTGAGTTAGGTCCCATTTGTTGGGACAATCTTTGCCATATTGTCAGGTTCTTTTGTTCCATATTTTTAAATCTAATTTATTAGTATATATTATCAACGCTTCATTCCGCCGAATAACCATAAATATTCTTGGTATTCTTTTTTACCTGGCTCATTCCTTAGATTAGGTCCTGAATGGTTATTATAGTTAGGTATTTGTGGGTTAAAATAACTATCATTTTGTTTTTCGTATGATGTTACTTGCCAAGATTCTAACATTGTTTTTGCTAATTCTGTAGATTTAGTTAATTGACTAAATGATGAATCAGAAACATATACCGCCATGGCTAATGACATGATTAAATCATCGTGCATTCCTTTCATGTGGTCTGGTCTACCATTAACATAAACAAATGTATTCATTTCATTTAATAATCTTGAAGAATGTACTCTCATTCCGTGTCGTAAACCTTCTTCAAATGCCGCAATGATTTGAACTCTTTTTGAGTTGAAGTTAATACCGGGAATTTTATCCGCGGCCTTTGGGTCAAATTTCCATTTATTACCAAAATCCACACCATCAACATATAAGTCTTTATATCCTAATTCTTGGAGTTTTCTTGATGTGGCAACACCCATACCACCTGTTATATCAATAACGATAAATGCGTTATACATTTTACCCCATTTATAACAAATTTCAGCTAGAATATCAGGTGGAATTTTTCCAACATATTCAGCAACTTGTTCTCTTTCGTCAAAATCATAAATTTGGAATGTTGAATAGTCTTCAGAATCTCCTCTTGATACGTCAACCCCCATAATATATTTATGATTCATTTCAGGTTCTTTCCAAATCCATAATCCGCCACTCATCATTTTTGTGACAGGTTCTTTAATCATATTTTCTTTAAGACCTTCTAATAAATTTGAATCAAATACGTTATCACCCGAACCTAAGAAGTTACATTCCAACTCCTGAGATACCTTACGTTTATCGTATTTAAGTTTTTTAACCATGGATTCAAACCAAGATGATGATGGTTTGTATCCTTGTTCAAAATATGATTTTAACTCATCAAAATTTCTTTCATAAGGAGGTGTACCCGACATGTCAATAACAATCTCACTATCATTGTACTCATCTCTATTTAAAAAGTAGTGTATAATGTCATTTGCTTTGACCAAATACAAATCCTTAGTATATCTTGGGTCACGGTACCAATACATTTCAGTAATCTTGAAATCATTCATTCCACGATTAGCCTGTTCATAGATTTCATAATAAATTGGGTCGTATCCGTTTGGTGTTGAAATAACAACAACTTTACCACCCGTAGATAGTGATGCCATACAAGCTGCCCAGAAATCACCATCGGCTTCAATATACGCAGCCTCGTCAAATATCAACATAGTTGGGGTATAACCACGAAGTGCGTCTTTAGATGTCGCAACAGCTTTAACCTCACAACCATTTGTTAATTTAAAGTGTCTTGCGGCGTTTTTTTCAGGTGAAAAACCAACACCTGTCCAAGCAGGCCATTGTTCTGTAAAACCACGAATTTTATTCGCCATTTCTACAGCGGTATCTAATTTGTTGGCAATAACAAGAATTTTTTCAGGTTTGTTTTTTGATGCAAAAACAAGACGTTTACTCGCCCAAGCGGCTGTAACTGTAGATACACCAGCCTGACGGTATTTTAACGCTATATTTTCGTTGTATTGTTCATAATCCTCAACCAATTGGATTTGGTCAGGGAATAACTCTAATGGAACGTATCTTGACTGAGTATTATCATATGTCTGAAGATACGTTCTTAGAGCGTATGGTGTGTTTTTAACACATTTAGTATATTCTAAAAGTAATTGTTCTCTAGTAATTCCCATTAGGTCTTATTTAGGCTCTATCGATACCTAAACTACCTAAGAAATCATCCAAGTCACTCAAATCATCGTCATCAGGACCCATTGTGTCATCATCCTCGTCTTCATAGTCAGACTCATCATCATCACTATGAACATCGTTAAGATGTGCAACAATTTCTGTAACCATTCTATCTAAGATTGATGTTGCTTTTGCATCACCTCTTAAAATCATCTTCGCTAATTTGAAGAACTCATCAGCGGATAATGCTGAAAATCTCGCAAATAGGTAGCTTTGTATGAATTTTTTATCTTCTTCAAATAAACGTTCAGGATATGCAGCTAAAAACTTTTCCCATAATACAGGTCCAAGTCTTAAATCCCAAACTTCATTTGCTAAAGTGTCTGTGGATGCCATTACCATTTCGGCTTGTTTTGGGTCATCAGGAAGTCCCTGAGTACCTAATACTTCCATTGTACCTTTAATTAATTCGTGAACCAAAATAGGGAAAAACAAACCACGTGCTTTAACTGT